TGATGTCATCAGAAACATCAAGATCTTCCTTGCTCAATTTAGGCATTGCGTCCCCGCCACCACGGCTGACACTCTTGCCAGCCATATCCTTACCGCCTTCTAATTTAGGCATAGGATCTTGCTTGCTTTCGCCCGAGTTAACTGCAGTCTTAGACTTTTTAACTGGAGCAGCAGCCTTAGCACCAGAGTTCTCAAACTTACCTGAGTACTCAGCGGATGATCCTGCAGCCATTGGTTCAACATTGGCAACAGCAACATCAGCACCTTGAGCAGCAGGAAGGTGTGATCCCTCAGCTGGTGCAGCACCAGCGTTTACAGCATTTTTCATTTCTGTAACAGTTTCCGCGTCAACGTTCTCTGATACAAAATCTTCAAATTTCTCGTTTAACGAATTAGCCATTTAAAATAACCCCTAAAGGACCTTAGTTTTTCTATTACTTATTTATTAAAATTATAAGTTAGAGAGCAGTTTCTCAAAGCTCTCAAGGATTTTACCCTCAAGATCTCCGCGTGATACTCTCTCTAAATCTTCTTTTGCTTGCTGAAGTTCAGCTTCTTTGAATGCTCCATTGTTCCAGACCCACTCTTTCCCTTCCATGATTCCGTTGACGAAGGCATCAGGGGCAGAAGGATCAGCAACAATATCAGCAGCAGTTGTAAGCATAAAGTCATCGCGGACATAATTTGATCCACCTTTGGACTCAAGACTACCTACACCTCTAGAAGAAACTCCAAGTTGCACACCTTCACGGAGAAGGTTCTTTGCAATTTGACCCATAGGGGTTTCAAGAAGTTTTGCCTTACCAACATAGTTAGAACCATCTTGATAAAGTTCTACAATCTTATGTGAAACACGATCAAGGTTAATGGTAGGACCATCAGGATGACCAAGTTCACCAAGAGCACGAGACTTCTGAACGAAATTTTCGTTATAGTTAGTTACTTCGCGCTGAAGAACAGGCATTGGATATACTCTTCCATTGCGATTCTTAATATCGCCTTGGAGGAACACTCCTTGAATATATGTATACTCTTTTCCATCCTTCTCTTCAGTGAGAAGTTTAATGTCTTCAATGTGCTCTACGATTAGTTTCATTGTTCTTCTTCGGGTTCGGTGGTAGGTTCTTCAATCTCCTGTTCTACGGATCCTTCTGGTTGCGGAGCATCAATGTTAGGATCACCCTCACCAACCTCAGGTTCTTCTTCGGTTGGATTCATGAGACGACTAGCATATTCTTTTTTATAAGAATCTAATGCCTCAGATGCTTTCGCATAAAGAAGGTCAATTACTTCATCAGATGCAACAGAGTTTTCTCCGTTAACAATTTTGTCAATCAATTCTTTAGTAACAGTCATAATTGTAATTAATTTATAATATTATTTAGTTTTCAAGCTCTTTAGAAGTCTGTGGTTTCATAGGAGGTTTCGTTGATGTATCAACTGGACCGCCTGATGGAAGAGCAGCAGCATTAGGATCTTCCACTGGCATGACTGGAGTATCCATGAGTTCACCAGACTTCTTCTCCTTCTCAATTTGAATGCTGATCTCTTCAATCTCAGATTCTTTTTGCTGTAGAATCTGACGCTTGATATAATCATTAGAGTAATAAACACCCATGAAAGGTTGCATTCTTTCTACGAGGTTCAATCTCTCACCGATCATCTCAATCTCTTTGAGTTCAGTGAAATGGTTATCAAACAGATAGTCATATTGAATATGCTGCTCCATTAATTCCCAATCATCCACAGTGATAACACCTTTGAGGATTAACTGAGTCTTCAACATATCATTGAAGAGATGTGAGAATTGCTTGCGGAGTCTGCCGACGAACTTGATAAACTTAAGTTCATCGCGCAGGATCTCGTTAGAGCGTCCAAGACTAAAACCCTTCTCTTCGCCCACGCGAGATGGTGGGAGGTTTAGCGATTTGTAGAGTTTCTTCAGGAAGTATTCAACGGACCTCACGCAAATATTGTTCTGCTTTGACCTTTGGAAGATTACCAACATCAATGTAGAAAATACGACGCTCAGGTGCGCGGGACATTCTATAGATAACAAGAGAATCTTCAATCATTCTCAGTTGGTTAACTGCCTTCAGTGACTTATGTAGATATGACAATGGCAGATTTTGATTCATATCCATCAGTCCTGACGTACAGAACGTGATTGCATCAGGTGCAATCTTCACGCCGAGTTGATCGTTCCCTGCAAGACTTACCGCTGCTTTATGATTGAATACTCCTTTAGGATTGTAGAGATAGTATTCGTTTATATCACCATAGTTTACTTTTGCTTTATCTGGTCCACCTGCTGCAGGTTTCTTTTTAACCTCGCGCATTTTCTTGATCTTCAGTGGATCAATATAACGGAGTTCTTGAATGCCTTCGGTGGGTTTTGCTACATCAATTACCTTATGATAATAAAGTCTTCCATCAATATACCAACGTCTGAAAATATGATAGCACTTCTTATCAAACTGCAGTAAGCGTTTGATCTCGTTAAATTCTTCTCTGATTCTCTTCTTGATTGACTCGCTCTGCTCAAGATTAGAGAGTTCAATTTCTACAGGTGAATCATCACCATCTGCAACGATTGCTTCATTGACTACTTCATCAATTGCAGAGTCAACTTCGGGGTGTAATGAGACTTCGCGATACTTTCGGATCTGCTCAAACTCATTTCTGGAGACACCCTCCATGTCAACATATTGACCGTAATAACCTCCAGCGGAGATTGTTACGGTCCCGTCGTCATTATTAGGAGCAACAGGGGAAATTAACCCCTGCTGCTTCTTTTTCTTTTGGTTTCCTTTGTCAAGAGAAAACCCAAATAACTCCGCCATTGTATAAGGTTAACTACGTTTACTGTAGTTATTTATCAGGATCAGATAGCTGCTCCAGCACCGATGTCAGTAGAACCATCAGACTTCTGAGCTTCCCACCAGTCATACTGGAATTCAACAGTATACTCAGCAATAGTGTTATTGTTGTCATAGGACAGATCAATCTGAGCGATGTTGGTTGGGAAAGCATTGTAGAACTCATATGATCTTACAACACTATGTGGATCCTTGAGAGCTTCGGAGGTGGAAGTTCCGCGTGCTAGTTGAGAAACTCTCAGTGTAGAAGCAAAGTCTTCGGTGTAACCTGCACCGTTCTCATGCTTGTTCAGTTTCTCCATCCACTTCTCAAAATATCCTCTGACTGCCATATCCTCATCAGCCATGACTGTGATAGTCCAGGATTCAAAGGTGCGATCACCAGGAAGTTTGATGACTCTGCCTCTGAAAGGAACTTCTACCGTTCCGATTGTACTGGCAGGAATACCAGCGGAACGGCAGAGGAATGTAAAATCAGCATCTGAACCATTTACCTTGTCCGAGTCATTCAGGTTTTCTTCCAGGTTTGTTACCTGAACCATGAATAGATTAGGACGGATACCATAACCAATCTTGCCTTTAAATGAAGTTAAGTTTGCCATTGTTTGATTATCTCCTTAAGTGTATTTATTTTCTAATCAAACTCTGCCGATAACTTCGTTGAAGCTGACGCCCGTGCGAGTAGCAACGAATGTCAGAGTGATGAAGTTGATGGAGCGAGAAGGCTTGATGTAGATGTCAGCAACAAATTCATTACGATCAATAACATCAGCTGTGTTATTGCTGGTATCCGCGACTACGAGGAAATCAGTCATGCCTCTTCTTGCCTGAATGTCACGCATGTAGTTATTAACCTGCGTGGTGAAGTTCAAACGAGTAGTCTCGTCATTTAACTCAAACAGAACTCCTTTGGAGAAATTTTTGAGTGTTCTCTCAAGGATGAGGAACAAGCGACGGACGTTAATTCTGTCAAAAGCGGAAGGACTGCGAAGAGCAGTCTTGTCACCGAACAGAACAATACCCACGCTGTCCCTTCGTTGGGTTGTATGCAATCTTGATTGCATTTCTCAGGTTACCTCTGTTGAAACCAGCAGGGGAGAACCATGCTTCAGAGATAGCAGTTGTATTAACACAAAGACCTGCCATATCAGCATTACATGGGATGTAACGATAAGTGTCGTTAAATCTATCGTAGATGTACTTGTAGTTGTTATCAAATACAGCGTAAGAAGAACTATCGCTGATTGCTTCAAAGAAGTCAACTACGTTATCTGTTTGAGCAGAAGAAGTAGAAGCACTACTTCCAAGAACATCAGATCTCTGTGGAGATACAAATGCAATACAATCCTTTCTGGTATTAGCGAGATTGATTAGTGCATTTGCCTTAGAGAGGGTCGTAGGACCAGCAAGAACGTAATCAATTGTGATAGTTTCGGTGTCAGAAAATACATCGCTGTAAGTCTGAGTCTCATTACCTACGTTATAATTATTGTAATCAGTACCAGCAGATAATGAGTAAGACTGAGGACCATAAAGATGGAACTTAGAAGCAGCAGTCCCAGAACTAGTAATTGCTACAGAATCAGTGTAAGTAAATACATCAGTAGAATCTTCGTATGCTGCAAGATAGACGTACTTAGAACGACCTTTAATTACCTGCTTGTAGTGATTTGTTTCACCTTCAGTAGTCTTAGCACCAGGAGCTTTTGAGAGATACAGCATCTTCTCAAGAACTGTATTTGCAGTTCCAGTTACTCCGCCATCTTCGTCAATGACTGCAACGTGAATCTCGTCATACTTACCGTTTCTGGCACCAGCATAAGGTGAAGTACCAGGACGAGGAGCAAGAGCACTCCACTTAAGTGAACCAGAGATAGCATATTGCTCATCATACCAGTCAGAAACTGTGTCTACGTTCTGTGTGCTTACTGTTCCGTCCTTAACAAACTTAGCAGAACCAGCGTCAAGAACAACAGCGACCTTTGTTGTATCGCCAGTGTTATCTTCGTATACAACTCCAGTAGCAGTGCCATCAGTAACAGCATCACCTTTACTGAATGCAACTCCAGTAGCAAGTGTGAGAATCTGGTCAGCACCAGCATCAATGGTTACAACCTTGAGTGAGTTACCCCACTTACCAGGAGTTTTTGCTACAAAATCATAAGATTGTGCAGTACCTTCAATAGATGCTTCGTAACCAGCAAGGTTGTTAATTTTTACAGTTGCAACTGCAGCAGAGTTAGCGTTAGTAAGAAAAGTTCCAGAAGAATCAGCAATTCTTGCTACCTGCAGGTTACCACCATAAGCAAGAAATTCCGAAGCAGTGAACCAAAACTCAAAGTTATCATCGGTAGGTTTTCCGAATTCTTCTACCAGCTCTCTCTCGCTGGTAATTGATTTTGCTACGCCAACCTCTCCTTTTAAGAAAGGACCAGCAATAGCGCCGACATTGGTAATTGTTTCTTGGAGACGTGAGTTAGTAAAATCGCGCTCCTGAACAACAATTCCTGGCGATACTTGTGTTGCCATGTTTACCCCTAAAGTTCAGAAATTTGTTCTGTGATTATTTATTAAAAGCTATGTTTTAAGAGGGGAAACACTGCATGAACTACCAGTCTGGATACGACCAACTGTGACTGTCACTTCGTTTTCTATTTTTTGTAACTCTATCTACAGTGCATTCCTTACACTCATATGCATACGCTGATGGTGTTGCTCTACCCTTTCTAGTTCTATAAAAATCTGTCACTAAATCTTTTACAATACCACAAGATCTGCAACGTCTCTGTTTAAAAAGTAAATGTTCTAATTCAAATTCCTTTTCAAAATCCATTTATTTGATGCTCCAGAATGAGACGGTAAAAGTTATCCCTCATTGCTAATAGATGCTCTTGTTCGTGAGGATCTCCACCTGCCCATTTTTCACATGCTTGTTTGAGACCAGTGTAAATTACTCTAACACCGTTAATATCTAATTCAATAGATACATGACCTTCTTTAGAAGACATTATAGATAAGATCCCATGTAAGTGAACTCTGAAGATACATCACCATATTCATCCAAGAACCAACGATCTCCAGACTCATCCACAAAACTTTCTTGATCTTCTAGACCATCAGAGATGAAACCAAATGGTGCCATGTCCTGTTCAATCTGATTCTTCTGCTCATCATAAATTCTCTGACGGACATCATTGTCCGTCATCTCTTTAAAGTAATCTTGTACTGCTAACCAGCAGAAGATCACCAGACACATCGCAAGGTCATCATGACATCCTTCCTCTGCCTCAAACGAATCACGTTTAGAAATGAACGTTGTGAGTTCTGCGATAGTCTCATAGTCTGGGATGACTAATTTATCATCCTCAATAAAAGTCTTTAGGTTCAGACATCCAACCTTTTTCACAGTCTTAGACATCTTGACACCGAGTTGTGTTTTCTTTCCAGAGAATCCTGTGCCAACGATCTGTCCAGCACGTCCTCTCATGGCACACATAAGAATATGATCATACTCTAGATCATAATGCATCATGGATGCTACCTGATCTCCAATATCATTAACTTCAGTTAAAATGTATGCTCTGTTATATCCTTTAGCAATATCAACAACAATTGTAGGGAACATGATCGCTTTGATCTCATTGTTCCTGTATCGTGCTACAAGCCTGTAAGGAAATTTTGTAATGTCAAAAACCAGAAAAGCACTATAGTCACTGCCCACACCACGGGCAACGTCAACAGTAACAATATAATCATGTTCTTTCTGTGGGTTTTCATATACTACGAGACCTTTATTGTTATTGGTAATGGGGTCATCATACACCATTGTACGCAATTTACTCGCAGCAATTAACGTATCTACAGATCCCAGGAACTCACACTCAAATTCTTGTGTGAACTGTCTTTGAGAAGTGTTTGCAATAGTTTGTTCTTTCCACTTAGCGTCCCTTCCAGGAACTTGACTCCAGTGAACTTCGGTAGTAACATATTGATTCTTACCCCTCTCAGCGTCATGCCAGAGTTTGTAGAACATGTTCATACCATTCGGCGTGGAAATGATAATTACTTTTGTACTTTTACCAGACGAAATGGTGGGGTATACAGAACTAAAAAACTGTTCCGCTATATGGGTAGGGACAAAAGCAAATTCGTCCAGGAAGATGATGTTGAATGACATACCTCGTACAGCAGAACTGGAGGTAGATGCTGCCATGATCTTAGAACCATTCTCCAGTTCTAGAGATCCTTTATTCCACGACACAATACCTTGCTGCATCCACTTAGGAAGATTCTCATAGGCAAGTTGTAACCTGCCCAAGAGTTCTCTGGACGTAGTAAGTTTGTTTGCCAGAATACCGATGTTTACGTTATCATTGAAGATAGCATAATGTAACAGATAAGATACCACAGTAGTGGACTTACCTGTCTGGCGTGGTAGTTTAGCAATATTAAATCGGTTCGCATGGAACCTAGTAATCATGTCCTCTTGAAAGTCCCACATTTTAAATGGGACTAGACCTTCGTCAAGAGAAACAATCTTGATATAATTCTTTGTAAAGTAGACTGGATCATCAGCACATTTAATCCACTCCTGAACTTGCTCAGGGGTGAAACTCATCTCCACATTCGCCGCCTTTAGATTAGGCGAACCTTTGTAAATTTTATCAGGCATTTATCAGCAGTTCCAGGCCCTCAAACTTTTGTTGATTCTAGAATCAGGGTCTCTAGCAGTTTTCTTAGAGGTTAACTTTTTCTTCATACCCTTCATTCTAGCGCAGAAGGATGCCCTACGGGGGTTTCCAACCTTCTTGCTTGGAGCTTTAAGGTCGCTTCCAGGATTTTCTCTTTCGTAAGATTTTCTTCCTTTCGCATTAAGTCCACCCTTGGCGGACTTACCAGACTTTTTTGTCCAGGCAGCTCCTTCTTGTGTGAGTTCAAGATCTTCTTTAGCAGTCCGCGCCGCTTTTTTAAAGGCATCCTTCGCAGGATAATCCTCATCTCCTGGTTTAGCGGGAGATTCACCACGCTTTCTTTTAGCATGGATGTTGGCATAAAGTCCACGCTTCGCTTCTGATAGCTCTCTAAATTCTTTAAATGACTTCATGCTTGCGACGGGGGTTTACGAATATATTTAGTTATCTATGATAATAAGATTAAATGTTGAACTGATTTGAGTTCCAGCACCATTGAATGCCTGAATTTCAATGTCTACTTTCTCGTCAAACTTTAGCGGAATAACATAATTCTTTACATGAAAACCACCTGATACTGACATAGTATCTGATGTTGTCATCACAAATCCATTAACTGGTAATCTAGTTCTCAAGAAAGCAGATGTTGCTGTATTGTAATCTGCTGCTCCAATAGTCCACTGTGTTAGATATGCTGTCTTACCAGCAGGCACTGTATACAAAGATAGCATAGTTTGACCGAAACCAATATAGTTAACTCCAGTTCCATCACCACCAATTTGTGCTACGACTGTGCCTGCTCCTGATGCTGCGGTGCTGATAACAACATCACCTCTATTGTATCCATCAGAACCAGCATCACTAATAAATGCTCTGTAAACTCTCAAGAATGTTTGTGTAGAAGCAGCACCATTAACCGTAACTTCTTCCTGAACCAAATTGTAATCAGTATCCAGTCCTTGAACTGTTACTTTTCTAGCTCCAGTTCCAGTCAATCCATCGTTGGTATGAGCAGAATAAACATAAACTGCTGTAGCAGATGTTAGATATTCGTAGACACCACCACGATCCCAAATAGTTTCAATACTTGTAGCGACACTTGGATTTCTACCGAACTTCTCCACATAAGAAGTTCCACGAACTTTGCCTCTTGCTAGATTGAGAGCAAAGTTTTCTCCCCAGATATAATTAGACATTAGTTTAGATAAGCGACAGCAGATGCCCATACAGAAGCAGAAGATCCTGTAGTTGCTTCAAGAGTTTCTGCTGCCAGTTTTTCTACCACAACACGCTCACCAGCACCAATGTAAAAACCATTGCCATTGCTGTTGGCAATTAAGCACGCAGTGCTGTTAGTATTTACAATTGAAACTAATACTGCTGAAGATACATTACTCGCCGCCGAGTCAAGATCAGCTGGTGCTGATAGAGGTTTAATAATCATCTGTCTATACTTTTTAGTTATTTATCTTCTAAATTGTTCTTTGCTTGCTTAAGCATCTTAGCAAGATCAGCAGTAGACCCTACAAACATAGTATTGTTTACAGTAGAAGGACCCTTTTTCTTTTCTTCTCCAAGATCTTTCATTTTCTTTTGTAGGTCTGCCAACTTATCAGTGATGTCAGCGACGTTCTTAATGCCCTGGAAGGCGACTTCATATGCCCTTGGGTGGTTGCTGCTCCTAGCAACGTCTAACAACTCCTCAATGGCAACCTGACCCTTCTGGATGAGTTCATACAACTCCCCACGGGCATACTTATAGTCAGTCTCTACATCAGCAGCATCAACTTCTACCTTCTCTGGTTTGGGTTCCTCTACTTCATCCATGGGAGTGATATCAAAAACATCCTCCATGTTCTTCTGAAATTTATTGTCCATGATACGTTATACCCTCATTGAATCCGAAGTCATCATCTGGTTGTAGCAGAGCATCGTCAGCAGCATTGATAGTGCCATCGTTGTTCTTATCTTCCAATGCTTTAGGTTGGACATTATATTCCATGACCCTAGCATTAGTATTTCTATCACCAATCTTAGTATCAAGGATAGACTTCCTGATGATGTCATTAGCAGCAACAGGACCGTACATGTAAGTCTTAACTGAGAATCTCAGTGTATAATAAATGTATCTCCTTGTGGAATAGTCTCCTTCATAATCATCAGTAAAATCAATACTTTCTAAGATGATAGGAATATCTCTCTTCTCATTCATTTCAGGAATAAGGTCCACAGTCATACTAAACTGCGGTTGAAAGAATGGAAGAATCTGCTCAAGAATTTGCAATGCATCATCTTGAGACTTTGCAATCACATTTAACTCAAACCCAATATTATATGGTACGGGAAGATATTGAGTCTTAGTAGTTGTAGTCTCACCATCTCCTACTGCTCTATTTCTCTGGATAGGAGGAACCTTTCTGCCAGAATCATATTGAATAGATGTCATCTCAAATGACAATCTAGGAACAGTAATCGTCACCTTCTTGTCAAGATCAGGTGATTGATTGAGTCGTGCTAAAAACTTTTGAATAGGACCATATGCCAATGGAACTTTTTGCTGCATGACGTTCTCGCCATTAGCATCTAAAGTTTTTAGTTGAATGTTATTAAAAAGAGTACCAAATGTAGTAACAGTCTTCCTAATAATTTTGTGATAAAAATAATTTCCTAACATTAGAAGCTACCTGTAAAATTACCAAATTCTCCGAATGGATTCCTTTCAGTGAAGTCAAGAATATCATCTGCATCATCTTCAAGTTGTCTATTCTCTGAGAACGAATCAGTCATATCAAGAGTGTCAAAAGATGACACTGACCATCTTGCATTTGAGTCAGCGCCAACCAACTCTTCATTGACATCAAATGTTCCGTTTGCATATGCAACACTCAATGTTCTAGTGTCCTCATCCCACTCTGCAACCTTACCTACAACGTTTGCAGGTGATTCATCAATAACAATAGTTGGTGCCCAACCAGCAATACTTTGGACATTGCCAAGTGAGTCATATGTTATGTCGCCATAAACATATGGTGTCGTTGGTGAATTGACTGTAGAGACAACACCATTGGTGATCTCTGTTGTTGATGTACCAATCAAAGCATTAGTTGGGGTGAACCAACGTGCTAATGGTGCTGTTTCATATCTACCGCCAGCATTGGTAATAGTAATTGGACCAAGAACTCCGTTGACAGCAACTGGAGTAGTTGCAGTAGCGTTGAATCTTGTTCCTGAAACCTTCTCGTCCTGAACCCAATATCCAGAACCACCAGCACTGAGTACAACGGGGAATACACCAGATTCCATTTCAGTGTTGTCAACAGCAGGAATGCCAGTATCAAAGATACTGTCACCATACTCAAAGACTTCACATGTCATGGTATATGTATATAGACTTCCTAATTGATAGAAAGGTTTTTGGTTCTCTACATACTTGATTTCAAATACAGTTTCATTTAATGGGAACCAGATAAGGTCACCGTCATTGGGTCTACCAGTTACAATTTTATTTGTAGCGGAGTCTGCAAAATCTTTCCACCTCCTTCTTGATACTGTGAGTTGAATCTCATCAGTTACACGGAGACCAAATTTAGACAGCATGTCTCCATTACCACCAAACTGCTCAAAGTTTTCAAGATACATCTCAATGAGATAACTATCCTTAAACTGTGAGTAGTAGATATCGTTCCACAATTTATCCTCATGGATTTGACGAGGAATGTAGTAGCATTCCAGACCATACATTTTGATCTGTTCGTCTACAAGATCCTGGACTAATCCTTGTTCACCTTTTGTCCCTTGTGTGAAGTATAAATTCTTCATCTTATCCGATCATGTCTAGTGGTGGTAACTCGTACTCTAACTTGAAGTCATCCATGATCATTTGAATCTCACGTTGAGCATCCTCATAGAATTCTCTGCCGTTCAGAGTTGTTCCTCCAGGAAGTGCTACGTTCTTAAATTTAATTAAGTTCTGTCCCCACTGACGCTTAATCAGAGCGGTGAGATATCTCTTTAACCATTTGTCATTATAAACTTCTGATGCATTAGTAGGATCAATCATCCTGTAGCAGTCTAGAATCAAATGCTGTCCAGGTGTGATATTATCCCAGTCAGTATCAATGTATAATCTATTTTCTCTTTTATTGAATCTTACTGGTTTAAAGTTACCAATAACAAAATCAAGAGTCTCAAGATATTGCTTTACCATATAATAGTTCAGGATTTCCATTGAACCGAAGTTATAGAAATCATTCAGGAACAACTGATACTTCATACTGAAGATGTTTCCTGATACTGCTGATGAACTATTGTCATAAGCATATACCTGAGTTACTCCGAGAACATGCTCAGGAACAGTGACATAGTTGTTCTGCTCCTTAAAATCCGTACCAGAAATTGTACTGTTCGCTTTCGCGTCAGTAATCATCTGCTCAGTAACTTCTAGTTTTAAAAATGTTTTGATGCTTCCATCAAAATGACGCTCTTGGAAGAATTGAATAGCATCATCCACAAGATCCTCAATCTGATCATCATCTACGTTAATCTCTAGGACGGGAAAACCTAATTTCCTTAAGCAGTAGTCAATTAACTCCTGGCGTGATGAGGGTCGTGCCATGAATAAAAAAATACCCCTAGTTTCCTAGAGGTATTTATCATAGTCTATTCTACACTTTAAAATTTTTCTGGATTTCTCTCTCGGTATGCATAGTATTCATCGTACTCATGAATAACTTGCCCATCTTCATTTCTAATAACTGATCCATTTGGATAGTGGAAACAACGATCTCCCATTTCATCCATTTCTTTTAGAGCAGGATCAACTTCTACTTCATTGAGGAACCAATGTTTTGCTGCAGCAATGTTATCAAACACTTTAGTCTTGTTTTGAAATTCGCACCACCACATAATTTCATTCACAGGAATATCTGCATTATTGTAATCATCCTCTGTTCTGCTCTCAGGAAGCATTGCTTCAATTACCATGTATACATCATGACCATGCTTCTCCTCAATCTCTTGAATCACATCATAGAGAGGGATATCCGTAATAGACTCCATTTCTGCCCTTACTAAATAAAACTACGACACATTATATAGTCAATTGACATGACTTGAGTATGTGTTATAATGTAGTTTAGTATTAAGGTAACAATGAGTATTCAACTTTGTGTTCTTGAGACAGGAGAAACTGTAATTGGTGATGTCCGTGAAGCAATTGACCCAGAGTCAAATGAATCGCTTGGATATCTTGTATCAAATCCATATGTAGTAGAACATACATTTGTTAATACAGTAAAGGTAGACGAAAATTTTCAAGATGCAGAGACTTCTCCTGAAGGTGCATCAACAATTTCTTTTCATTATTGGGCACCTTTAGCTAGAGAAAGGCAATATAATTTTCATAAAGATTTTGTTCGTGTAATCTACGAACCTGCTTATGAACTCACAGAACAATACAGTCAAATTCTTCTTAAGTGGCAAGAAGAAAATACTAAAACTGTAGTAGCCGATAAGCACCAAACAAATGTTAGTTGGGTAGGTGACCAACAACTTCAAGATCAACTTGGTGCAGTACCGACTGATAATTTCACGCCACCTAGCGGAGATTCCGAATGAGAAAAGAATCTATCCACACAATTGGTGCTCAACTTCTTGAAACAAACCGACCATATCAAATTGAAGAAAAAGATAACTGTATTGTAGTAGACAATTTTGTTCATAATATTGATGCTGCGGAGAAGAGTTTATTAAAAATTCCATCTACAAATTGTCATGAAGTTAATGAAATTTTTTATTATGGTGAAAAAGAAACTCAATATATTGGAACACCAGGGATTACTCAAGTAATCGCTAAAGATTTCATACCATATTATGTAAAATCAGTCTATGATTGTCTCAGTGAAAAAGATTATATGATTGCTAATCCTAATGACAATCATATGTTTGATCAAGCATTAGTTTCACAAACTGCTGCAGAAGCAGTTCTTTACTATGAAGAAATGGTAGTTGACTCTAGTTGCAATGTACCATCTCCTGCTGGAGGAGAATACTTTAGTACTTTATGTTTTGATGATGATACTGAAGAAAATAAGTTAGGTATTACTTTTTTTGATTTTATCTTTGAAGGAAGACGATATTCATCAATTGATGATTTCATGGTTGAGGATAATGAAACTAAAGAAAAAATCTTTGATGTGATTAAAGATTATGGTGCAGGAATAGGTAAACTCTCAATGTATCAAGAGTTTACTGAAAATGAATATTTCAAACCTACTGAATATATTCCTGCAAAGAAAAATAGATTGATTGCATTCAAGAGTACTTATTTTCATGTTAAAAACTTTACTTCTGGTGAAAGATATTCTCTGAACTGTTCCTTCAATACACCAAAATTTGACTAACTATGCATATTGATGATTTCCATAGATACACCGCTGGAGAACTTGCACATTTATGTGAAGTAAATGAAGATATGGAAGTAAACCTTCATCATCATGAGGGCATAAAGTATCTTAGAGTTACTAATTTTTTAAAGCGTCCAGAAAAACTTGCAGAGTTTCTGCAAATGTTTCCTGCTGAAGATAGAAATAAAACTATTGCTGCTGGCGAATCTACTGAAATCAAAAGTTCTGCACCAGGATTTCAACAATATATCAAAGATTTTTACTTTTCAGATTTGAATAAAAAAATCTTTGATATAGGTAAAGAATATAAAATACATAGATTCAAACATGAATCAGTAAAATTTGATAACTTTACTAATTGCTGTTATCCTGGAATGAAAGCATATAATCAAAATTATCTCCCACATACAGATTCATTTGGATTAGCATCTAATTTGTATCTTACTGATGCTGGAAATTCTGCGACTTCTTTTTACAGGGTTAAAACTAAGAGTGGTAAAGTATACCATAATGAATTTGATCTAAGGTATATTCCGAAAGAAGAACAGGAAGATTTATTAAGTAGATATC